GGAGTTGGAGGATAAGCATGTCCACCCATACACAATCAGCGTGTTGACCGACGATGGCGAAATCCACTATCCCGTTGAGTTGGTCGGCATGATTGACGGTGTGTTCCGACACCCCGATGGACACCTCGTCGTCGTTGAGTTGAAGACGGGCAACGCCAACTCATCTAAGTTGTCAAGGACTCGTGGTGAATTGTGCTTTTACCGCAAATTGCTTATGCTCAAAGGCTACGATGAGCCGACCCACTTCTTGACGATTTTCCCCGATGCCGACAACCCCGACTTCCTCATGTCGTTGATGGGCAAGCGCAACACTCAAGTCTATATGGGGGACTCGCAGGGTTTGGCCGTGTATGAAGTCGTCGGAACCCGGAGCGTCAATGCGATGGAGAAAAAGTTAAGCAACGCCGTTCACGGTATTATGACTCAACAATGGCCCATCAAGTGGAATGACTACTTTTGCACTCAATGGTGTGAATTTCACATGTCATGTAACGAAGAATTGCTTGGAGTTGGTGAACAATGAAAAACGGATGCGAGAAGTGCGATAGTGGAAAGGTGCAAGTGGAAGTGATGTGGCGAGTGACCGGCAAGGAAGGTGACGCACCCGCACAATTAGATGTAGCAGAATGCAAGGAATGTGGACACCGATGGCCGCTGGACTGATTTCATTCCCCCGTGAAATGGGACTCAAGCGTTCTCTTTGCAAGAGCCGAGAACAACTCCGAACATACATCGGGAGACTTAACGGTAAAAGCAACCTTTACACTTCCCTTTACGCTTTCCGTGATGTTGAACAAACAAAGCCGTGGAAGGTTGATACAACAACTGCTGTCATAGACAGGGCTTGGTGGGACTTTGATGCTGGCGAACGGGGGGATATTGAACAGGTCAAGAGCGATGTTCGTCAACTGCTCTCCCGCTTGGTGGGAGATTGCCGAGTCGTTGCCACGGGTCGCGGATTTCATGTTCACCAACTCTTTAGCAGACCTGTGGTGGGACGAGATTTTGCTACTCATTTACAACGATACCAGCGACAAATGAGCGACGGACTTCCGACGCTTGACGGCTTTGGTTTTCCCGCAAAATTAACTCGTTTGCCAAACACATACAATGTGACACGCAAGCGGTGGGCCGTGGTCATTCCACCGAAGGCAATTCTCAATGACGAGTTTAAAATCCCAAAACAACCCGTCAAGGAATGGCGTGAATACTGCCCCTTCTTCGGGAAGCCAAGCAACAGCGACTTTGATTTTGTGATGTGGTTGAACGACAACCCACCGCCCAAGGTGGAAATGCAACCCTTCACAGGCGAAGTCGGCTTGGCGGGCGATGTTCCCCTCATGCCCTGTTTGGAGAAGGCCATCAACGCGCCGAGTCCAACGCATGAAGTCCGTGTGGCTCTCGTTCAACACATGAGTCAAGAGTTGCGTTGGTTTGCAGACCCGGCGAGCCTAAGCCAAGAACAAAGGAATGAAATTGAGGAAACAATCTTTTCTTACCTTAAAAGTCTTAATTGGGATAACTGGAATGAATACCGAAGCCGACAGGGAATACGAACCAACATCGGCTACGCCAACGCCCCTTCTTGCCGATGGTTCAACCTGCGTGGGATGTGCGAAGGCAAATGCTGGCGTTATGATGGAACCATAGATTGATAAAACGGAAGTATAATTTGACACCATGCTTCTCATAGACCACCGTGAAAACCCAAAGTTGATTCACAAGTTGTTAGTCAAATTGGGGGATGCCGACAAGGACGAACGGGGACACGCAAGAACCCTGCAAATGAAAACCGGCGATTATGTGCTTGGTGATTGGGGAATAGAGGCAAAAGAAATAAACGACCTTTACCGCTCCATTCTCGGCATTGGACGCTCAAGAACGATTGTCGCTCAATTGAATGACTTGTGCGAATCCTTTGACAAACCATTCCTCGTGGTTTACAACACCGAGTTGAAGCCGTGGTTCCACGGAAGGAGGCCGAGCGCAAGAGAGGTTTCGGAGGAACGGCGCAAGATGGCGGCGGTGATTCATTCGTTCAAGTTGACGATGCACCAACGCTTCCCCAAGTTGCATTTCCTCCAACTTACGACGATGGACGACTTCGTTGAATGGCTTTACATGAACCACCGACAAAATGTTATCGGAAAAATAAAACCACCGCAAAGCCACAAACCCGAACAGGTCATTCTTGAAGAAACCGACGACCGCATCAAGGCTCTCATGGGTTGTGGAATCTCACGGGAACAGTCCGTTGCTTTGCTTGAACACTATGGTTCTATCGCTGTCTTATTGCAGAAGAAGACTCGGCAAAAAGAAATGGTAAAAGTAAGTGGCATCAGTCACAAACAGGCCAAGCGTGTGCTTTCACTTCGGAAAGATTTCGTCAATAAGGCTTGAAACCTAACGACGAAGAACCGAATCCTTTGATGCTAAACCTTTGGAAGTTGACAGAAGCATTGTGAACCACCAACGAAGAGTAGTCGGCATCATCATCCCCGGCTCCGGGTGTTCGCTTTATAGACACCGATATGGTGTTGCCCGGAGTTGATGCTCCGCTTAGACTGGTTGAAATTATCGGGAATGATTGCTTCTCCTTATTTCCGCTCAAGGAGATGGTTCGCGAAGTCGTGGCTCCCGTTTCAAGGCATTCAATTTCAGCAGTTAAGACGGCATTCGTTGTCCCATCCCCACCAAGCGAATACATGCCGTTGACGGTCACGATTTCGTCCGATACATCGTCGGGGACTTTGACGCTCATGGTGTGTGTTTGTGTGAACCTGTTTGCGGATTCGGGATTTACAATTCCTGTAAAAATCATACCTTCCGATGAAGAGAACGCTGTGGCAGATGCCGCTTGAATGTTGTTTCCGATACCGTCAACGGCCCTTTGTGTGTTCAAGGGAGGTGGGGTGCGCTTCTGTCCAAGAACGCTAAAGGAGGACTCGGAGAGGCCATTTTCAAGGAAGTCCATACGCCCTCTCGTGTTGCCGTATGCGGAAGAAGCCATTTGGTTGCTGTTGAAGGTCTTGAGGAACGCATCTTGGATGGATTGACTCCGACCACCTTCAAGTTGTGTCGGAGAAACCTGTTCGGTTCCAACACCGCCTTTGGATGGCGGAGGCAACGACGGCCTTGGTGAGCGAGGTCGCTCACGAGAGGTTCCGCCTCCGACCGAACCGCTTGATGCTTGCTGTCCCCGACCACGCGATACAGACGGGAACAGGTAGCCAGCCAAGCCGCCCTTGTCTTTCGTTTGGTCACGCTCAAGACTCAATGACACATTTTCAATGTTGCGCCCGTCAACTCGCCAGTTGATGTCGGTTATAATCATTGGCTCGGAAGTCAAACCAAGGCCACTATCGCTCAAGGAGACGGTTGTGGCTGGACGCCAGCGCATATCCTCAACAATGTGGATTCGTGGGCAATACCAAGCGTTTCTAATCCCCATCAAGCCGGACATGTCGTCGTATTTCCTTGCACCGAGCGGGAAAATGGAGTCGGTGTTAGTTGCCGCCCATGCGCTCGGCCCGAAGTTGGTGATGTCGTGTGCGTTGTGGAGGATGCCCGAACCCGTTGGGTCGCCGCATCGGTGATGCAACAGGGATTTTAGGTACTCAATGTTTACCGATAAAGTTATTCTTGCACCCGATGGTTGCGAAGCCCAATAAGTGGAAGGAATTTCAATCTCATAGAACCCGTTGCGTTTGACATCAACAGTTGTGTAGGAAGAACTTGTACCTGCCAGTGTGGGTGAGTAGGTGCTTGGCAACCCACTAATGTTTGTGAATGGTGTAGTTCCTGTGGCGAAAGTGAAGTCTGTTAGTCCAATTGTAAATTCGGCGTTCTCAATGTCCGTTCCCGTTTGTCCGTCCTTTAAGGCGACCCAAACCCGCAAATCCTCATTAGGTGTGCCGTCGCTACTTGTCGGGCAACCGCTTGGAATGTGGACAACTTGAACCGCATGGCTTACGCTGTTTGCGCCCCACCACCAATAATGGTCGGTGTAAGTATCGGTTGCATCAGCGGCAGATGAAGCGGCAGGAATGTAGCCTTTACCGAATCTATCACGGTAAAACCTATCGCTTCCTGTCTGTCGTCCGAGGTTTCCATCCAAAGCGTTGCACATGCCGTTAGCCAGTGTTCCGTTCATACCCGACCAGTCCCAATTCGTTGAAGAAGTGACAGGTGCGTATGCTGGCCCCAAAACGGCTTGTTGAGTGACCCCTCGCTCGGCGTGTCGGGTTGGGTCAGCGACATAGCCATACCTTCCCTTGTCCAACATTTTGTCGTCGTGCGTCAAATCTCGCATGACTTCTCCTTTGATTTTGATTGCTTTTGTTTTGGCCTTAAAGTATTCTTCTTTGGCAACCGCTTCTGCCTCTTGTTCGCTTGTGATTTCGGGACTCTCAACAATTTTCCATCGGTATGTTTGATTTAGAGACGGTGCGGGATAGTCGGAAAACGACGAACCGTTGTTATAGTAAACACGAACATTGGTGATATGGCCCGACATTTGAGCGTCAAGGGAAGACACCGACATAATATCGCGATTGACCACTTCACCGAGGTTGTATGTGGGCCGAATCTCTAATTTATTGTCCCTCCCCATTTGATAAGTGAGCGGCAAACGCTTGTTATTTTCATAACCAAAACCGGTTGCCTCCACGGACTCACGGAGTATGGAGAACACGGACTTGCCGCCACGGGCGTCGTATGGTGCGCCGAAGGAGTCAAAGTTGGCGTCGGTTCCGTCAGTTGTTTGGTTTACTGATATGGGAATAGACCCGTGGTCAAACCAGCAAGAGATTGACGATTGAGCGAGCCAAGTCTGTGACAGGTTCAGCGACCACATAAACCGAGCCTTGTCGCTCAACCAGTATGTTCCGAGGTTGGGAGAAACCACATGCCCGTCAACCTTCATCAAGAAGCGCAAAGCATATCGGGGACTTACACTTCCCACAATAATAACTTCGTCAAATGCACCTGCGGCGTTGGTTTGCCCTGCGGCGTTGAGAGCGAGAACGGCTGTGCTTCCGTTGCTCTTGATAACATCATCCATAAGAACACCTTCAAGGTATGCTTCTGCGTTTTCTGCACTTCGGTTAGTTGCCATATCGGACTCAAGGTAAATACCGTAAAGTTGTTGTGGGACGCTGATGGTGTCGCTGATTGCGACATCCTGTCGTGTGCTTCCTGTCTCGGTTTCGGGCAACCCATCAATCACAATTGTCGTCGCTGTTACACTGGCAATTTGAGCAACCCATTTAGCGGTCACATTCCGAACCCGCATACCCGCTTTGACGCCATCGTTCACGAAGTCGGCTCCGCTACATGTTATGGTCATTCCCGAACCCGAAGCAGTGCTGGTTGCCGACTCAACAACGCTCGTGTCCAACTTCCCGTCATAGACATACCAAAAAATCTCAAAGGATGGATTTTGTGAGTTGACGCCACGGCTCGCTTTTATTTTACCGAAACCATTAGACGCAAATTCGGAAACGAGAGAAGAGGATGGTTTCGTTTCAATCACGCTATCGCGAGCATTGATGGTTCGGTTCAACTCCGCAGTTGACCCAATCCACTTTCGGAAATTTTCTTGGAATCCGTATGGCTCATCGTTGTTGCTTACTGTGCTTGACGCTTGACGCCAATAACTATCCATAAGAATCGGGAATCCGTGATACTCGGTTTCGTAGTCTCCAATGTTCACAGTCCCCCCGCTACGCTGGCCGAAAGTTCCACTGTTAATAAAAGTATTAAGGTTAAAGAATTTTGAGCAATCATACACGAGGAACGAACCACCTTTGTCTTCCCAATCGCGAAGGACTGATTCACGATGCCCGACTTCTGCCTTGCGAACAAATGGCCCCGTGGCGGTGTATGGGTCTGCCGTGGTGTAAGCCGTGGAGCAGGTGATTTCTTTTAGGCTGGTTCCTGTGATTGCAGAAATCGTGTGGATGCCATCGTAGTTGTCCGAGTTGAAAATAATCACCTTATCCCCAACTGCCAAATCGGAAACACCACTGTCCGAGGTAAGCAATTTGAATTTAATGTTGCCGCTTGCGTTGGTTATCGCGTTTCCCGAATAACCGTTGGTGATTTGTATTGTAGCCCCGTCGCCAAGTGGTGTTGACCACGGCGCATTTGTCGTCGGGTCAACTTCTCCATCCAATTCCCAAATGTCCAAGTCGTCACTGATTTTCAAGTCGGTGAACTCGTCGTATGAGCCGTCGTCTTTGAATTGGTCGGCAAATGAAATGGTGACCTCATAATTTTCTTTGACGGGTTTTATTAGGCCAAAATTTTTCTTACGGTAGCCAGCATCAGCATCAGCGTCAGCGTTGTTTCTCATGTCGGCCCATTGAAGCCACACATGCTTGTAGTCGTTGCCCGTGGAAAGCGTATAAACGCTCTCTCCTGCCTCGTGGTCTATTGACAGCCCCTTGACCCCCACAAGATAGTGGTTGCCGTCGTCAGCAGGGCTTATGTGGCCGTTGTAGGTAAAGGTGTCAACGAACCCATCCGAATTGATAACCTGCCCGACCCCGTGGGACTCGGACGAATCAATAAATGAGGAAGGAACCTGTATCACATCGGAGTTGGCTGTGAACGCCGCTTGAGCGGTTCCTGCGTCTGCAAATGAGAAGTCATAGACCCCAAAGTGCTTCTTGAACCAAGCCGACTTCGGCAAGTCTCGCATCCAAACGGCGTGTTGGTCGCGATACAAAAGTTGTGGGTCGTCGGTGTCGCTCACAAATCCTTCCTCAAAAGTATAGTCCACCGAGCGACCTGTGGTGACAGGAATTGGTGCTTGTGTTTTATCGGTTTTAACATAAAACTTTCCGCCATCTGTGATGGTAGCCATGACAGTATAAAATCCGGGTGTCGGGTCGGGCGAACTGTTTCCGTTTTCCGAAACGGTGATAATGTCGCCAACCTTGAGCAAGGTTCCGTCGCTCTTAGTCGGTTGGACGCTGAATTGTAAAATGTTGAAGCCCGATTCTGCGCCCGTAGTAGGATAGGTGCTTCTGTCTCCTTCAAGAACTCCCGAACCCACGGAAGCGTTAGGAACATAAGGGATTTGCGAAGGTGCATATTCCAGCACTTGTTCTCCTGTTGCCACACCGAATGGTGATGTGCCGATTCCCGATATTGTCTTACCGTTTGCATTGTGGTCAGTCGTCCCGTAAATGTCGGGCGTGTCGCTGATTATGTATGATGTTCCCGTAAAGGCAAGAATGACTTCCGTTTCTCCACTTGTATTCTTGTTAATACCTTTTATCTTGTAGCCCATCCATTCGTTCTCAACGCTGTTCGGCCCTGCCGAATCCTCGTTGTTATACATTTGAACGGGGTGTGCTGTGTTCAACTGTGTTCGTTGGTCTGCTAACTCGGTATAAGATGTGGACGACTCAAAACCAAGCGTTGGTTGCGTTTCTTTGAGACGGGCCGCACCCATAAACATTGACTCCGAGAGCAGGTCAACCTCTTCTTGGCGTGAAAGCACTTGGTCGCTTTCACCAAGTCCGACTTGACCGATTTCCCAAGAGGTGATTTGACGGTCAAGCAACGACAGCGAATCGCGAGCGGAGATTTGTATTTCTCGTGTTCTATCGCTTGCCGATTGCGAGACATTGACTGTTTCAATGATTCCCGACCACAGGGGACGGTCAATGTTGCCGCTAAACATGAGCAACCGCCAATCGGTGATGTCGTCGCTGGTGAACCAAGGCGTAAGGTTTTGCTCGTTATCGTCGTCAAATACCTTTATGTTGGCTTGGCTCACCCCATTGACTGGCATGTTGCATTCCCAAGAATTGACGGGTGCTGGAAGCATTGTCCCATCGGGAATGTCGGTGAGAGGACGGTAAAGAGCCACACGGTCAATAAGAGTAGCAACCACCATTTCATCGTATGTGGATGAAATACCCTTCACGAACAACTCCCAACCGGTCATTTCCGAAGGAAGGAAGGCCGAACTCGTTTGCGTGTTGCTGTTCATGGTGTAGCCCGACGAATAAGAGCCAGCCGTAGGGTTGGTGGCCGTCACTTCCGTTCCGTCGTGATAAACCTTGAATTTGTTGTTGGTGTAGTCCAACTTGAAATCCAAGTCAAACCACACATCATCTGTTTCATTTCCAACCTTGGTTCCGGCCAACCAAAGTGCATGATATTGATTGATAACCCCACTTAATCCGGTTCCATCGTGGGGCTTAACTGTCCATTCAATCGCCGCCGTTCCGCCGCCACTGCCTGTTGTTCCCCATGTTGTGTTTACCGGAAAACCAACTTTCAGCGTATATTGCGTCTGTCCCTTGCTTTCAGCATTTTCGTTAATGACGCCAGCGGCGTAGCCCATCATGGCTTGAATACTCATGCGGATTGTGAAATAGTCACCATCGGATTTGCTGTTAAGGCTGGATTCCGAAGCAATCACTGGTCGGTATTGACCGCTTGGTGTTTGGTTGTCCAACTGATTCGCTGTATCGTCGGACATGTAAGTCGTGACAGCCAAAAAAGGTTTTTTGGCAGGTGATTTTATTGGGATAAAAATTATTTCGGGTGTATTCTCATGGATGGTTGCGTTGCCCGTAGTGCCGTCATACGCTCCCATTTGGATTCGTTCACCCATCCACACATTTGTCAAGTGGGCGTGTTGCACAAAATCCGGTGCTGTGTCAGTTGCTCTCCCTGCTTGACCTTTGAACCAATTTCTCCCGTTCCATTGATATTTTGTGCTTCGTCCAATGGAAGCATCTGTGTCTCCGTTGGGAATGTAGTAGCGGGTTGAAGAATCAACTGAACCGGAAATTAACATGTAAGTGTCTTCGGTGGATGCAACACCCGCTTTATCGTATCGCACACGGTTGGCGTTGGCGTTGCTGTTTGGGTATTGGATTTGCGACCTTCCAGCCCATCGTGTCCCCTTCCCTAATCGTTTATTGTCAAATGTTGCCCAACGAGCGATACCGTCATTGGAAAGCAGATAGGAGGATGCCGAAGAAAACTCGTTGTTGTTGGCGCGGTCGCGAACAGACCAGCGGTAGCGGGGATTCAGCGGTGCTTCGCCGTTGAGAAGGTTTCCGTGGTGCGTTTCGTTGGCGTCGTAGGCCCCGTCGGTGGAAGGAGCGTTGTTGTCGTCAGCAATCACGCGAGAGCCGAACCAATCTTCATAATAGCCAGCGAGCCAAAATCCGTATTTGCTTGTTCCTGTTCTTGACATACTCTTACCTTCTCTATGCTGGTATTGATAGGTTGAGGCCCAACCCGTTCAATTGGCTTACTACTTGCTTTGTGATTTCATTTGCGGCCTGTGTGGTTGTCATTCCCGTAAAGTTATTGGTCATAATAACCTCGGTGGTGTTAATCAGCGTTTCCACGCCCTTGTTCACCACCTGCTTGACCATATCGCCCGTGATGTTGCCTTTGCTCATACCAAAGAACATTTCCTCACGAGCGTTGCCAAACTCAAAGGCGGCTTCCTTAGCGGCCTCAATCGGCCCGATGAAATTTTCTTCTATGCCAATCGCAAAATCACTGAACGGGTCAGTGAAATTTTGCTCGTCAGCCATTCTTGCGACTTGGTCTTGGAACTCTTCAAAGGATTCGCTGGCTAACGCCGCTTCCATGATTGCACCGTGAAGGTGTTCGGGGATTGCGGCGAAGGCATCCGCCATACGACCCTCCATCGCTTCAACATGCGTCACAATTTCATTATCAGTAAGTCCTTCAACAACGGTTTCGGCGATAAAGAAACCACCGCTTTCTAACATGCGTCCGAACTTCATCATACGACCTTCATTTTCTCTTTGAGAGTAAAAATCACTTTCAATGGACTGTATGTCCTTAATTTGATTAAAGTATCTTTGTGCGGAGGCTTCATCTTCCGAAAATAACTGCGCTTGTTTCAACGCTGTTATGTCGGTCACAACTCCCAACTCTTGCTTGAGCAAATCCAAACGCTGTTGAGCCAACTTAAGAATCGTTGGTTCGGTTTGGTTTGCGAGAATTTGCTTTTGTCGTGCGATGTCGGATTCAATTTGTTCTCGTCGTGCAGACATTTGAGCGATAGACGCATTAGCAGAATCGGCGGCTATTGCATCATACATTTCTCGGCTGGCTTGCATTGTTTGATTCATTTTATCAAGAGAAGCGGTGCTTTCGTCTGCCGCATCTCCAAGGTCGGGGAAAATTTTGTAAATCAAATAACTGATACCGGCAAGGACAATCATAGCACCACTTACTTTCAAAGCCATGTTAAACCTCGTTGTGGCTACTGCCGCTTGATTTGCCGCCGCACCTGCGGCAGTAAATCCAGCCATTAAACCATACGAGGCTTTGGTTGCCGTGAACATTTGTATGGTCATGGGAATCATGCTTACATTAAGCAAAAACATAGAAATTTTTGCCGCCTTTGAATCATCAGTAAACATACCAAAGGCCATTGACAACCCACCGAGCGTTCCCGACATCATCATTAGGCGATTATTGAGAGCCATTGATTGCTTGACGGTGGCGTCACTTTGAGCCGCAACTTGCTTCAAACCGGCAGTAAAGGGTGGCAACTTTTGAACGACACCTAAAATTGCTTTTTCGTCTAAATTAAAGGCCATAGCCAATTCTCGTGCCGCTTGTGCGGCGGCATCCATTATCGCGTCGTTCTGCGCTTCTGCGCTTGAATTTTGGCGAACGGCGTTTCCGACTTGGTGATACGCCGCCGTAAGAATACTGTTGGCTGTTACATTGTCTTGAATGCTGTCACCCACCATCGCCGTCATGATAGCGCGCTTTCCTTCAAGTTGCAGTTGTTGATTTGTCATAGCCAAATTTGCTTGCGCCGCTTTTAACTCGTTTTCTTCTTGTTCGGTAAGTCCGAATTGGATTGAATTTCGTCGTTGTTGAATGCTTGCGATGGTGTTTTCAAGGTTGGCTCGTTGTTGTGAAACCTTAAGGTTGTGTTCTCTCATCGCCTTTTCAGCGGCCCCGTGTAGTAACGAATTTGCTTTGTATTCCTTTAGTTGTTCTTCGGTTTTTAATTCCATACCCCTAAAGCGATGTGCAACTTGCAACAACGCCTGTCCTTTTGTCATAAGAGGAATCTCGTTTAGCCTTAGACGCATTTCTTGTTCTCTCAATCTAAGCGTTTCTTTTACCTTATTTGTTCTTGCAAATTCACCTGTGTTCAAGGTCTGTTGCAGTTGATTTTTTTGCTTCTTTGCTTGGATTTCAGCAATTTCGTTTTGCAGGGAGGTTTTTTGCGCCATGAGAGCCGCACGATTGTTGGTGACCTTTCCTGTGACAAGTCTTAGACCGGCTTCATCAAGGTTGTTTGATGCACCTTGTATGCGTATCATGTTAGCCGCCATCAAAGCCTCTCTATCTCGCACAGCGGCGGTTTGGGAAACCGTGTTGAGGTTGGCTCGGAGTTGCGTTCCTTGTTGTCCGTATGCGCTTGCTCTTACGATGTTTTCACCGGAAAGGGCGCGTTGGATTTGCAACTGTGTTTGTAAGGACACATTCAACGACATGATGTTTAGGTTGGCCTCAACGAAAGGAGCGTAAACCCTGCCGAGTTGGGCCATATCAAATGCCATACCGAACAAATCACCAAGAATCGGTATTTCCGAACCTATTTCAACAAATTCAGCCATAGCCAATGTCAATGCCGCTTGAGCATTTGTGGCTTGAATCACGGCTGGCGTAAATTGTTGACCGAGAGCCGCCTTAGCATTTGTAAGGTTGGCTTCGGCTTGGGTCAAAAGGAAAGCGTTGTCCTCAAAACGCTTATTCAATTCTTCCTGCGCCTCGTCCAACTCTTGAATTGCCATTCTCTCAAGTTGCATTGTTCGGGACTTACCTTCTATCAACTTGATGGCACGAACATAGTGGTCGTTTCCAGCAATCGCCTGTGCGATTTCCATTTTTGCCTGTGCCTGTTGGTCTTTTGCCAACTTGTTGATAGCGTCGGAAGCATCACCGATAATGTCACTCATTGTTCGCAACTCACCGTTTGCGCCCTTTGTAGCGACACCGTATTTTTCCAAAATTTTGCTGTTGTTGCCCGTGTCAGCACCAAGACGAGCGTACATCATTTTGAGCGCACGACCGGCTTTTCCTTGTTCCTCACCGGCTTCAATCAGCGTAGCAGATGCCGCCGCCATGTAAGTGATTTCGTCGCCAGCCAACTTAGCCGAAGAAGCGAATTGATTCATCACGAAGGTCACTTGGGCCATCGTTGCAGACGACCGGTTTTCAACGGTGTTCAGTTGGTTAAGAAGTGTAATGCTGTTGTTACGAACCACATTCGCTTTTTCTTCTGCTGTTAGGCGGTTGTATTGTGCTTCTGTCAATTCACCAAACATAAAGCCTGTCTGCTGTTGAAGTGCAATCATCTTTTTCATGGCTTCTTCGGTTTCCATGCCACCGACCATACCGAAAGCAATACCAATTTCGGTGGCCGCAGGGATAGCCGCACCACCGCCGACAACCGACGATAACTGCGCCATTTTAGCACCAGCGGCAAGGGCTTGGTCACCAGCGAAACCAAACTGCAAACCGAGGTTCTCAATCTGTCGCCCCATAACTTCGGCATCATCAGCGGCGGAAACGAATTTTTCAAATTCAATGCGGGCGTAGCCTATTTCTTGAGCAAGAGGAACGGTGCTGTCAACTACCTCTTGAAGTTGTTCGGCTATCAATCCAACGCCTTCTGTGATACCCGACAAACCGTCAAGCACCAACCCCTGCAACACAGTGATTTTGGCTTGTGCGTCTCCAATCAATCGCGTGGCTTGGAACGAACCGACTACATCAAAGAAAATACGGGATGCACCAGCCCGTAAAACGAGCATGGTCATTGTGGCAAAAAGAAGCACCACAGGCATGAAGGACAGGAATAACGCTTCTATCAACTTCAACCCTCGCTCAACTATTTGCTACGCTCTAAGGGCAAGCCTAAGCCCTGCAATAACGACACCGTTTCGTTGTCGTTTAATAATTGGCGTTGTTGCCTTCTTTGTTTTAATCGGGATGCCGCACCTTTACCATCAAACTTCTTCTTTGACTTTTGTGTAGCATCGGTGATTTTGTCATTGATGTCCATAGCAACGAGCAAATCAATACTCATGCGCTCTTGACCGCCTTCACAATCATACCTGTCCCACAATTCCGAGGGAAGCGTTCCCTTGTACGCCATGCAAAGCGTCGGGGCTACTCGGAAGAATTGTCCAAAGGGGGCGCACCATCCGGGTCGTCCCCACGCACGAATCCAAGAATCATTCGCAACTCTTCGCTGGTCAATGAATCAATGTCAAAGTCTTTTGGCTCAACGATGGATTTTGGAATCCATTCTCGCATTTGATGTTCAAGACCTGCGCCTTCTCGCTCCAAAGCATCAGCAAATTGCTTTTGTTGTTCGTCAGTCCATTCGCTGGTGTCCACGCCAAAGTGCATGTGTTCGCGAAAAACCTTCGCTTGGATGTTCTCAATCCTTAACTTGGTCATACCACCTGCTTGTCGGCAGGTGATTTTTGTTCCGTCGTCCAGTTCAAATTCTTTTGTCAATACAGGCATTCTTTTCTCACTTCTCTTTCCTTTTAGGGGAATACTACACTTATGCTATAATGGCAACAACTGTGCAGACCACAATGTTGCTGTCTTTCTTTCTGCTTGTGGACGCATTGATGATAATGTCGTCGTTTGCGATTGCGGCTCGCAGGGCCGTGGTCACAGCGGCGGCTGTTCCCTCAAAGGACAAGACCGTTAATTTGGTCTTGTCGGGAATCACAGTGCCGCCATTGTTTGCCATTCAAACCACCTCAATATGCGGCTGATTGAGCGTTGTTCATGACAACATCCATCATCTTGCTATCATCGGGGCTGAAAAGAGCGACGAAAGGCACAGTCATGGTTTGTGTATCACGGCCCGACACATTGGAGTCGGGTGCTTCAAAGCGGATTTTGTAAAAGTTAAACACCAAAATGTCAGCAGTTGATTCATCGCCAAAGGAAACCTTCAACTCAACTCCACTGCCGTTAAATTCAAGCCCGTCTGCGGCTGTCAATTCAGCGTATGTTGGTTCGCTTTCAGCGGCAGTATGAATGATTTTGTTGAACTCAATGGTTCCGCTCACTTCACGGCGTTGGAATGGGGGAAGGCGCGTGTAAGTTGCATCACCAAGACCACAGGCGTTGTCTCCATCACGGTTCATGTTGATGTCAAACGAGATGGACTTCACAAGGTTGGAAGCGGTGGTATCTCCGTTAAAGAAAACCTTGGCGTCAGCGAAGTAAAGCGGGTCAGCAGTGTTAAAGGAAGGACTGGAAGCACCAATAGCGGCAAGTCCACTTTCTGCTTTACCCATAAAAGATGCAGAAATCATAGCATACTCGTTTAGGTTTGCGCTCACAGACATGCTGTCCACGGCAACGCCCGTGTAGGTGTGTTCTTTTTCTTCACGGCCAATTTTCATAGTAAAAGAACGGTCTGTTCCAGCCTCGGTAAAAGTGTGGGTGTAGGTTGGGCTTGAGCCAGTCACCGTGTCGGTTGGGAAAAGACCGGTCAAAACAGTTCCCAAAAAATTGTCGGGAAGCATAGCCATGTTGATGTCGCCTTCGCTGTATTCTTTGCCCGTGTTGGACTTGGCCGTTCCGTAGCGGCTCATATCCGTTCGTTGCATGACATCGTAGGTGTGCTTCATGGACTCGTCGTCAACTTCACCAAAAACATAACCCGAAGTGGGGTCGATTCCATACGCTCCTTCTTTAACAATGCCAACATATCGGTTATTGAATCCGCTCATGTATTCACCTTCTCGGTGTTTCAACTACCGATGAGTTGATATTTAATGGTTTCATCGGTGTCGCATATTGAGACGGCGCATGTAAGTCAAAGTAAGCAAATGTGTGCAAACCGTTGTTTCATCATCGCTTCGGGTCTGCAACTCCAACTGATATTCATAGAGACTGTCCGTCGTTCCATTCAAACCTGTGGTGGTGTATAACTCATCAAAACATTCACCTAAAATGTTAAGACCCAAACGGTAAGCATCCTCATAGGTTGTACCACGGGTGGTGACATAAATAAGAACATCATACTCTTGGTCAATCCGACCGCCACCAAGGGCGGCAAAGGTGGGCGACCCAAGGCCACGCAACAACACATGAATAAACGGCGGTATGCTTCGGGAAAGCATTTCCTGTGAGATGTCATAGCCGTATCGGATTGAGCCAGCATCAAGGTAAGTCTTGAGATGCGCCCTGCGACTGTTGCGAAGCGATTCCACAATGGATAGACCCATGCGAAGCAGGGTGTCGGTAGCCAAGTCGGAGGGGGCCAACTCAAGTGGGGAAAAAGCACCCTTGTCTGTTGCATACACCGAGGCCCACTTAATGTTGCCGCTATTGTTTCCCCATTCTATGTTGCGAGAGGAACCACTTGCACCAACAACCGATAGATAGACCGTTTGTGCGTCGTCGTCTTCAATCATTTCACGCAGATACAGACGAGCGTTGCCGGAAGCGTCAAGCGTCAATCGGAGAGCAAGGGGGACAGGGTTTTCTTCGGCCATCAATGGGTCAAGGTCAATGCTGGTCACTGTTGTAGCACCAACCAACTTTACTTTTGTTCCAAAAACCTTTACCTCCACTTTCTTTGTGCCGTTATCCAAAGACATG